TTTACCTATGTATTCTAATACCTGTTCTCTATCATCAAAATCAATAATATTGATTGCGGAAAAATCTTCACTATCACCTCTACTAACGTCAACACCCATAATATATCTATGCCCCTCTAATGGTTCTTTCCATTGCCATAAAGTACCTTGCATATATTTCTCATTAGGTGCTTTAACCATTGTCTTGGCTATTTTCTCCATAGTTTCCGAAGGTATAACACTATCACCCGATCCTAAGAAATCACATTCAAGTTCTTGAGCAATTTTTCTCTTATCATACTTGAATTTTTTTGACATAGATTCGAACCAACTTGAATATGGTTGATACCCTTCATCCATGTATTGAGCATATTTTGTTAAATCATATTCTGGATCATTTAATGTTATTTCATCATCATTATATTGTTCTCTATTCAACATATAATGTACAATATCTGGGACTTTTAACCATTTTAGATCTTTAGTATAACGTGGATCTTTAAACCATCTTAAATCTGTAATATGAAAGTCGTTAATACCTCTTATTGCTTGTTCATATACACCATAATAAATTGGATCGTAACCGTTTGGTGTTGAAATCAATATAATCTTACCACCGGTAGATAAAGATGCCATAGAAGCCGCCCAGAAGTCTTCACCAGCCTCAATATACGCGGCCTCATCAAATACAAGTACTGTTGGTGTAAAACCACGAAGAGCATCTGTAGATGTTGCAACGGCTTTTACCTCAGATCCATTATTTAATCTAAATCTACTTTCCGAGTTTTTATCAGGTGAGAATCCCACATTAATCCATTCTGGCCACTGATCTAAAAAATGACGAACTTTATTAGCCATTTCAATGGCTGTGTCTCTTTTGTTAGCAATAATCAATACTCTCTCCGGATTTTCTGGTTTTGCTAATTGTAGTTTTTTCGATAACCATGCAGCTGTTACTGTTGTAACACCAGCCTGTCTATACTTTCTAGTGATATTTTCGTTATATGTTTCGTAATCTTTTAATAATTGAATCTGATCTGGAAACAATTCGAGCGGAACATATTTCTTTTGAGTATTATCATATGTTTGTAGATATGTTCTCAACGCATATGGTGTATCTTTAATTACACGTGCATACTCTTTTAGTTGTTCTATTTTGTTGTTCATATATATAAATATAAAAAGTGGTCAAAATTGACCACTTTAATTTATTTAGACAATCCCACGTTGGTACCTCGCAAAAGGTCGTCTAAATCATCGGGACCGTCATCGTCGTCATCATTAGAGCCATCGTAATTGTCATCATCATAATCTTCATATTCCTTTTTTAATAAAATTGCTTCTCGCATAATTTCATTAAACACTTGAGTAGCTAATCTATTTTTTGATTCGTCTTGACTTACCACATTAGAAATTATTTTTAAAAACTCTTTTGCTGGAATGTCGTAAAGAATTTTTTCAAACCAACTAATTAAACCTTTGTTTTCGTCTAAAAACATTTCATCTGGTAACAACATGCGTAACTTTTCATATAACTCAGGACCCATTCTCAATTGAATTGGCTCGTTACTTAATACATCTGTCTGTCCCATCACCTTTTGTGCCATTCCAGGTTCTTTAGGTAAACCATGTCTAGCTGTAGCCTCTTTTATACCCTTAATCAATTCGTGACATAAAACAGGAAACATTGTTCCTTTAGCAACTATTTTTGTGTCTACTGAATCATCTCCTTCATATTCACCCTCATCACCGCCTCCTTCAGAATCTGGTTCATCTAGAAAATTTTGACCGATCACTCCCGAACCAGTTTGACTCATTCTATCTATCATTTCATCCATTGTAAAATACATGAAATCCGTGATTGACATAACTCTTCTATATAATGGATAAAGTCTAGGGTCAATTTCGTCTAATTTTGATTTTACTTCTGGTTTTTCGTAAATATGGTGTGCTTTTTTAGCTGCACCTTGTACGATTGCATTGATAATATTTCTTTTGTGTTTCTCTAATTCTAATTTTTCTTCTTGAGTTAAATCTTCAACATCAAATGAAGGTATTTGAATTCCAGATTCTTCGTCATCATTCTCTTCATCGTCAGTTTCTTCTTCAGGTGAATATCTAAATTTTGAAGTGTCTATACTTCCAGTTTCATTCAAACTAATTTCAAATTGATACCAATTAGGATTTATTTCAGTTTCATCAATACATGCTTGTAGAGCTAATTCTTTTAATGCTGGAATATGATTATTTTCAATTCTAACAATTTGAGAGAATCCAGACATCATTTCGTTAAACAACATACCCTGTACTTGTTGAGAACTTAAGTCTTGAATATTTGTAACTCTTCTTAAATGGTCAACAATTTTCTTAAACCTTGCGCCAATTAAACGTTCAACATCCTGAGGGCCTCTACCCATAGCTGGGTTTGAACCGTATAAACTATCTGGACTACCGGCCGTTCTTTCCAAATTAGAACCCATCCTTTCTGGATAGTTACCATAATCTATAGCTTCTTTAATTTTTTTACTTTTCATTAGTTATTACTAAAAATTTTGTTAATCATGTTAATTACCCTAGACTTCGCTTCTTCACCACTAATCTCCTTAGCCTTAGCTTTTGGTACAGGATTAGGTAAAGGTTGTTTTTTGGGATCTTGTGGTCTTTGTCCTGGATGTCTTGGCTTTTCTCTTGTTGGTCTATCTGTATCTGGCTTAGATGGTGCTGGTTTAACATCCGGCTTAACATCTGGTTGTGCCATATCAAATTCATTCATAAATTCAGGTAAATGATCAATCATTTCTTTCTCATATAAATCAGAAGATTCATTAATTTTTTCTTTTACTAATGAAACCATATCACCTTTAGTAACTAAACTATGGTAATTAGAATTAATAGTATTTTCAACAAACTCATGTAAATTTTTGAAAACTGGTTTTACCTTTTTAGATTTTCTTAATTGTCCAACTGAGATTACCTCATCTTCTTTAACTTCCTTAAATTTTATTGACTCATTTGTATCTCTATTATACCACTTTTTATTCTTTTCATTCCAACGATAACCTAAATTCATGGCCGCTTCAGCAAATCCATCATCGTCAAAATCTTCGCTACCGTATTCCCCATAATTCCATCCCATATCAGACATAGCATTGTATAATTCCTCATCAGTTTGCCCATCGTCTGATTTAGATGATTTTTTAGTATCTTTCTTTTTAGAACTTTCTTTAACTTCAATGTTTTTATCCTTAAGAATACTTGGATCATGTGCTGCTTTATCTAAAATTGCATTAACAGCCGCTTTATCTTTTGGATCACCAGCAGTATAAATAGTTTTAGTTGTTGTAACTGTTTGAGCTTCTTTTAAAACCTTATTTGCAAATTTTTCTAATTGCTTATCGTTAAAACTAACTAAAGTTTTTTCTGAAAATCCTTCAGACATTAGTTTTTGTATTAATTGTGCTCTTTTCATTTTAATTTAAAATTTATTTCTTCGTTAATTAATCTAAGCCCTTTGGTTGCTAATTTAGTAGTTACACTTTCTAATTCTTCAGCAAAATGAAAAGAAATCCTTATTGGTCTCTCTTCAGCCTCCATATCAAAAGCTTCCCATCCTAAAGCAACAATCCCATCAACAGCGTCGATTACACCAAAATAGTCAGAATTTTGTACTAGTTCAAGCTTTAAATCACAATTTTTTAATAGCCCAACTAAATCGATACTTTCTATTTCTGGTGGTATTGCTCTACCTGCAGATGGGATTATGAACCACTCTTCTACTAATGTGTCTGGATCATTACCAAAGATAAATTCATATTGTCTTTGGCCCTTATAGTCTTGACCCAGTTCATTAATATAGAGTAGATACATTATTCAAAATATTTACTTAATGTTGTGTTGATACTTTCGTTTATATCATTTAATTCAGGAGTGATATCTAATTCATCTTCAGCCTCTTCTTCCGGATTAATTTTAGTTCCATCAGGATTTCTTGATAAAGGTTCTAAACCAGCTTCACTTCTTTCGAAATCATCAGTGTCAAAGAAATAATATTCACCCAAATCTTGTTCTTCCTCTTCAGGAGATTCAAAATTTGAATTAACCAACTCTTCTAATTTAGAAATTCTTTCTGCTAAATCATCTTCAGGTGTTGGCTCATCTTCTGCAGATGGTTCATCACTTGGTGCTGGTTCTTCACCTGCTACTGGTTCTTCAGTTTCATCTCTATCGAATTTTTTACCAATTTCCTCAATATCGTCCTCTTCTAATTTGTCAAGGTCAACAGCAGAAATGATCATGTTCAAAACGTATTTGATATCATCACTTTCCATTTTAACTTGCTGATCCCTTAATTCTTGTCCAAGTTTTCCTGCAAATTTTTGGATTTCCGCCATATAATCTGATCTTTTACCTTCTTCAGGAGACATAGTTGGTTCTTCACCTGACATTTGTGGTTCATCAGCAGGCATTTCTGGTGCTGGTTCTGGTGCTGGTTCAGTATCGCCGGCTGGAGGTAATGCTGGTGGCATATCGTTTACAGCATCTTGAGGCATTGGAGCCTCTTCTTTTGGCTTATTTGGCTTTAAAACATATTTTGTAACTTCTTCATTCAATTCTTGAGAACTTAATAGTTCAAGTCTTTTCAATGCTTCAGCATATGAAGTAAATCTATTTTTATTCTTCATAAACAATCCACCGATATAATCTAAGGCTTGTTCATTTAGTCCTTTTTTCACATA